AGGGGTTCTACCGATGAAGAAGCACTAATTGCTTTGGGAATTCCAGAATTGAATTTGATAGTCAGGATTCGTAAACTCATGAAAATTCGAGACACCTATCTGGATGCATATGTTAGAGAGCAAGTAGATGGTATTATACATCCCTCTTTTAATCTCCACTTGGCAAGTACCTTCCGCAGCAGTTCGGATTCTCCCAACTTCCAGAATATTCCAAAAAGAGACGAGCAAGCACGAAAAATAACCAGAAGTGCCATATTCCCTCGTAGAGGATATCAATTCATAGGCATGGATTTTAAATCCATCGAGGTACGAATGGCAGCAATCTATACAGAAGATCCGCAACTAACTCACGATACTGTTCAAGGAGATATGCATCGCGATATGGCCATTAAATTGTATATGTTAGATTCTTTAGACAAACACCATCTTGGAGAGAGTAATCTTAGGCAAGGGGCAAAAAACGGGTTTGTTTTTCCGCAGTTCTATGGAGATTATTATGGTAATTGTAGTCCAAATTTATTGAAGTGGGCTAAAAAAGGATATCTAAAAGATGATACACCTGCTTTGGTACATCTGGAAAGGAAAAGATTGATTAAGTTGAATAAGGCAGGGGAAGTTAAAAACAGCGATAATTTCACTGAACACGTACGGAAAATTGAAGAACATTTTTGGAATGTTCGATACAAAAAATACACTCAATGGAAAAATAAGATATGGAAAAGCTATCAGAAGAAAGGATATATCGAGATGCTCACCGGTTTTCGTTGCTCCGGGTTGATGGACAAAAAGAGTGTAATTAACTATCCCTTTCAAGGAACGGCTTTCCACTGCCTGTTGAAAGTATTCATCGAGTTGGACAAATTGGCATACTCGAAAGGTTGGGACAGTTTTCCTGTCTTTCAGGTACATGATGATGTCGTTTTGGATGTAAATCCAAAGGAAGTGAAAATGGTAGGAAAGGAAATGCATAGACTAGCGACCGAAGAACTTCCTACTCAGTGGAAGTGGATAACCGTTCCTTTAGACGTAGAAATGGAGAAAGGGGGAGTCGATCAGTCTTTGTATGACAAAAGATATTGGGAATTGCTTTAATGAAATTACGAAATTTCGTATAATATAATAAAGGAAATTAAAATGTCATTATACCATAAATATCGCCCACAAACCTTTTCCGAAGTGCGAGGAAACGAAGAAACAATACTTGCTCTACAAGCTGAATTGGAAAAGGAAGACAAAAGTCACGCTTACCTTCTCCATGGCCCTACGGGTTGTGGAAAAACCACGTTGGGGCGCATCATCGCACATGAACTGAATACAATCGGAAATGATTTCAGAGAAATTGACAGTGCAGACTTTCGAGGGATAGATACTATTAGAGAACTTAGAAGACAGTCTCAATTCAAACCACTGGAAGGGGATTGCCGTGTCTGGCTTATCGATGAATCTCACAAATTAACTGGGGATGCCCAGTCTGCCCTGTTAAAAGCCTTGGAAGACACGCCCTCCCATGTATATTATATCCTTGCAACAACAAATCCTGAAAAATTGCTCCCAACCATCAAAGGAAGGTGTGCACAATTTCCTGTCACTCCACTTCAAGAAAAAGAATTGTATAAACTACTGCGGGTCATAGTAAAGAGAGAAAAGGAATCTCTTGCGCCGGAAGTATTTGAACAAATTATACAAGATAGTCAAGGGCATCCCAGAAATGCCTTACAAATACTCGACCAGGTCTTGGGAGTACCTCCGGAAAAAAGATTAGAACTGGCTAAGCGGGTCGCTGAACAGCAATCACAAGTGATTGAGTTATGCAGGGCATTACTGACTCCTACTGGTTGGAGAAAAGTAGCAAGAATCTTGTCCGAATTGAAAGAGGAAGACCCAGAAGGTGTTCGCAGAGCAGTTTTGGGATATTGTAATTCAGTACTTTTAGGTGGTGAGAATGACCGGGCTGGAATGGTAATGGAAGAGTTCATTGAACCGTTCTATTCATCGGGATGGCCTGGCCTGACTTTTGCGTGCTATAAAATAATTAGGGGAGGTGAGTAGATGGAACTTGATTATGAAAAAGATATGCAGATTGATCCGGACGCGTTGGATGTCGAGTGGTTGAACCAGGCTCCACTAGCGCTGCGTTACGGGAAACACTTGATAGAGATGCGTGAAAGGGTGATGAAATTAGAGGAAAAGAAGAAAGTGGTTCGCTCGGAATTAATACAGGAGGCGAATGAGAATCCGGAGGGTTGCTGCAAAAAAGCTAAACCTAATGCGGCAGATATTGAGGCCTTCTATCGTACATCCGAGAGATACAAAGCCGTGGTCAAAGAATGTAATGAAGCATCCTTCGAACAGAATTTTGCCGAATTAGCCAAAAACGAAATCTGTTATACGAGAAAAGCAGCATTAGAAAACTTAGTTGTTTTACATGGACAGCAGTATTTTGCAGGGCCGAAAGTCCCTCGAAATATTTCTAAGGAATGGGAAAAGGCACGAAAAGAAAAGCAAGCGAACGAGAAAGTATTAAAAGCCATGAAAAGAAAAGGAGTTGGAAAGGAAAAATAATGAAGTGGATTATTTTAGGCGTTGCAGTAATATTATTGCTTCCCTTCTACGTTTTCATATTGAGTAAAAGCGCAACATTGGGAAGGTTAACAATGATTAGAACTTTGAAACATAATAATTTAATGAAAGGAGAGATAAAGAGAAATGGCAAAGAAAAAGAGAAATAGTTTTCGAGATAAAATAGTGAATAACAGCCACAAGCAAAAAACGCAAGATTCATCGTATGGCTATCTACGGATCCCGAAAGGGGTGAATGTTTTCAAAGTAGCTCCTTCTTCGAGAGTATCCCTCGACTTCTTGCCATATAAGGTTGCATCGAAAAATCACATGGATAGAGATGATTCTCTGGGTATAGCCATTCCCGGGGAGCTTTGGTACAAGAGGCCTTTCCTGGTACATCGAAGTATAGGTGGAGACAATACTGCGGTAGTATGTCCGTCTTGTATCGGAAAGAAGTGCCCTATATGTGATTATCGCTCCAAGCGAATAAAAGAAGGAGCGGATGTAGAAGAAACGAAGGCACTGCGTGCATCTAAGAGAAACCTATATGTAGTGGTTCCAATAGCGCATAAGGACTACGAAGAGAAACCATACATTTGGGATATTAGCCAGTTTCTCTTTCAAGATATGCTGAATGAAGAGATAGATGATGACCCAGAAAATGCCAACTTCCCAGATCTTGAAGATGGTTTGACTTTGCGGATTCGATTTGGGGAAGGTACTATTGGAGGGAACAAGGTTTTTGCAAAAACTTCTCGTATTGACTTCAAAGAAAGGAAAAAGGGGTATGATGAAAGTATATTAGATAAAGTGCCTAATTTGGATGAGTGCTTAATTATCCATCCATATAAGAAATTAGAAGCAATGTTCTTGGAGTTGGACGAAGATGCAGAAGACGACAATGCGGATGTTCCTAATCATATAGTTAAGAGACTTCCGGAAAAGGGAAAAGAGGAAGAAGACGAGGAAGAGGAAGAAGACGAGGAAGAGGAAGAAGACGAGGAAGAGGAAGACGAGGAAGAGGAAGAGGAAGACGAGGAAGAGGAAGAGGAAGAGGAAGAAGACAAGAAAGCAAAAAAGACTTCTTCTTTACGACGGAGGAAAACAAAAGAAATCAAGAAAGCGAAACAAACCAAGAAAGCGAAGGTCACCCCAGAAGATTGTGAAAAGTATGCGCAAACGGAGGAGTGGGATAAGTGGGAAGAATGTATTGACACTTTAGAGGAGGAGTGAACAGCGAATGAAGAAAGAACCAAACATGCTCAAACAAGAGGTTAAGTTGGTTGCAGGGCTTGTCCCTCAACCCTTGGCTGAAAAATTTGCATTATTCTGTTTCTATAAGGGGGAAACGAGGTCGAAAGTGATTGAGGATCTTCTGCAAAGAGCAATAGAAGCTTACCCTGACATTGATATGATTAACGAGATAGCACGTAAATTATCATGGAGAATAGTTCTAACCAGATCGAAAGGCAAGTTGAACGCCCAACTTGGCAAACTACGAGTAGCACTAAAAAAGAAGAAACTAAACTCGGAATACATTTTACGGATCATTTCCGCTACGAAACGGCAATATGAAACGGACAGAGAACAAACAGAAATTGAGTGAGCAAATAAGAATGCACGCACGCAAAGAAGTGTCTACATTTCCTGAGTACGATGGAGATACTTCTTCTGTTGTATCTACTGGCTCTACTCTGCTCGACCTTGCTATTTCGGGAGAACGCATTCATGGCGGGGGTATTCCCACAGGCATTTTGGTCGAAATATTTGGACCAGCAGGATGTGGAAAGACAGTCCTTCTTTGTGAGATAGCAGGTGCTATCCAACGTGCCGGAGGGAAAGTCATGTTTCATGATCCGGAAGCCAGACTTAACAAACAGTTCGCCAAGATGTTCGATCTGGACACAAGACAAATAGCCTACTCAACCCCAGATACTGTTCCTGAAGTTTTCGAGGCGGTTAGGAATTGGGAGACCGAAAGTAACTTGAATGGCATATTTGCAGATTCTTTGGCTGCACTATCCACCAACTTGGAAATGGAAGATGGTGATAAGATGGGAATGCGCCGAGCAAAGGAATTTAGTGAGGAGCTTCGCAAGACTTGTCGAATTATCGCCAACAAGAAATATTTGATGGTGTGTTCAAATCAAGTGCGAATCAATACGGATGCTGGCCCTTGGGGGCAAAAGTATACTACTCCGGGAGGAGAAGCTATAGGTTTCTATTCCAGTCTTCGTCTGCGAGCACAAAAACCGCAAAAGATTAAAGACGCAAAGGTGATTGCTGGGAAAAAGATTTCACGAGTAATTGGTGTAGAAACCGAATTTGAAGTCTTTAAATCCACTGTTGGAAAGCCATACCGAACCGCTCCGGTTGTTATTGTTTTCGATTATGGAATAGATGACATCCGGGCGAATCTTCAATTCATCAAAGATCACACCAGCAATACTACATATCAGATAGGAAAAGAAAAGTTGGACAATTCTATGAAGAAAGCAATTGAGATAGTAGAGGAGAAAGACCTTGTAGATGCACTAAAAAAGGAAGTAATAACATTATGGACAGAAATAGAAGGTCAATTTGCAAGCGAGCGTCTTCCAAAAAGGAGATGACAATTCTTGCTTGCGACCCCAGCTTGACTGCATGGGGGTGGGTTATTGTCGGACAAGATATCCGAATCATAGATGGTGGGTGTATCAAGACGGCTCCAAGTAGTAGAAAACTCAGAATAAGGAAAGGTGATGATCGTTGTAGAAGAATTACTAAAATCAATCACGCCCTTTTGGAATTAATAGACAGATATAATGTAGGTGTAATTTTGTCAGAACAACCTCATGGTAGCCAAAATGCAGCGACAGCAGTAATGATAGGTATCTGCCTCGGTATCGTCCAAACTATTGCTGACACCAATGACTTAGTATTCGAGTGGTATTTAGAAGGCGATTGTAAAGAATGCCTCTTAGGGAAAAGAAGCGCCAAGAAAGAAGAAACAGTTAGAGCAATCCAAAAATTATATCCTTATACTCCGTTTGTCGACATAAAATATATCGATGAAGCAGTGGCAGATGCGATGTGCGTTTTTCATTTTGGAAAAGTCAATTCTAATATCTTCCGGTTTTTTGTTTAAGTGAAATTAAGAAATTTAGTATAACATATTGAAGGATGTAGAAATGATACAATCAATTGAAATTCGCAATTTTCAGTCACATAAACACTCCAAACTTGAATTCGATTCAGGAGTCAACGTAATTGTAGGTCCCTCCGATTCTGGGAAGACAGCAATAATTAGAGCACTTAGATGGTTGGTATGGAATAGGCCTTCAGGAGATGCTTTCCGGTCATGGTGGGGAGGAGACATTGAAGTTAAGTTATCACTTCCTTCCACTACTATCTCCCGGATTAAGGGAAAGCAAAATCTCTACAAATCGAACGGCTTTGAATTTACGGCAATAGGTAAAGAAGTCCCTGAGGAGATACGAAAAGAAATTAACTTCACCGAAATCAATTTGCAACAACAATTAGACAGGCCTTACCTTCTTGATGACTCTCCTGGCGAAGTTGCACAGCATTTCAATAGAACGGCACAACTAGATATCATCGATAGAGGGATGACCAATATCCAACAACAAATCAGAAGGCTCGAGCAAGAGAAAAAAGCTCGGATGGTACAATTAAAAGAAGCGACAACAGAGAAAAAAGAATATGACTACCTCGAAGAGATGGAGAAAGAAATTGTATGTTTGGAATACTTGGAGAGAGAGAAAAGTTTTCTTCTCCAACAAAAAACAAAACTCGGAAAAGTAGTAGAAGAATTACAACAAACCTCGGAGGAGCTTACTTCTTATGAACCTCTTCTTACACTTGAAAAGCCAGTTAGTGACCTTCTTCTTCTCTTCGCAGAAAGAAAACAGCTAATTAACCAACAGGACAAATTAGAAGGGCTAATAGAAGAGGTCATTCAAGTCAATCAAGAATATGAGGACATTCAGGTCTTCTTAGAGATAGAAGAGCCAATTCAACAATATGGAATCAAATTGCGAGAAAGGAAAGAATTGCAGAAGCAGGTAAAAACTTTGCAGCAAATCGTAGTCAATATCAATAATACTACCAATCTAATAAACCAAGCAAGTGAACAAATTGAGATACTGGAAAAGAAAATGCCAGCAATATGTCCATGCTGCGGTCAAAGGATTCCGAGATGAAAAGAAACAAAGTAAGTGAAAAGAAAGTAACCGCCATTCTAACAGCCGATTGGCACCTACGAGAAGATACACCTATTTGTAGAACAGACAACTTTTGGGAAGCACAGTGGGGAAAAATCAAGTTTATACGAGAAATGCAAGAAAAATATGATTGTCTTGTAGTACATGCAGGAGATCTCTTTGAGCATTGGAAGCCAAGTCCCTATTTACTTTCATGCTGCTTCAAATATCTGCCAAAGCAATTTTACACTATTCTTGGAAATCATGACTTGCCATATCACGGAGTAAAGAATGCTGATAAGTCCGGAGTATATACCTTATTGGCAGGTAGTAGAATAACTCTGCTTTCAGGTACTCACTGGGGACAAATGCCAAAAGGAGGCAGTTTTTCCATTCCTGAAGTAAACAGGAAAATATTGGTATGGCACGTAATGACATATCAGGGAAAGTTGCCATGGCCAGGATGTAGAGACGCTTCTGCAAATAAACTATTAAAACAGTACTCGCAATTTGACCTGGTTCTGACTGGTCATAATCACCAAACGTTTGTCGAAGAATTGGATGGACGACTTCTAGTTAATCCTGGTTCTCTCACTCGACATAAGATAGACCAGGTCTTACACAAACCGTCGGTATTTCTATACTATGCTAAAACAAATACGGCTAAACAAATTTTCTTGCCTATAGAGAAGGAAATGATGTCCAGAGAGCATGTAGCTGTGAAAGAGAGAAGGGATGCTCGTATTGATGCCTTTGTGAAGAAGCTCGACACGGAATGGCAGAAGGGAGTTTCCTTTGAGACAAATCTTGAACAATTTCTATCACAAAACAAAGTAGAAAAACAGGTAGTTGAAATCATTGAAAAAGCTATTGAGACACAAAAATAAGGAGGTTGTATATGGAAAGAACGAAACAGATATCGAAGCAAAGGGAGAAAGATAAATGCAAATTATTCGAAAGCTGTAGTGCTCCTCTCTGTCCGATAGATGAAGAAAGTCTTAGAGTAGGTATTTGGTATTCTGATGAGGAAGTATGCAAATTGAGAGAATACCAAAGTTTGCCTTGGATAAAAATGCAGAAAAAAATCGCCAAAGTTAAGGCAAGACCAGATAGGTACTTTACTCTTTCAATGCTAAAAAGAAATTGCGTTGTCAAAAGAGGAATTGAAGGGCTCGACCCTGACAAAGAGAAAAGAGAAAACGCAAGGCAACTTAAAAGATGGATGAGTCAACATCCTCCAAAAAAGGAAATTTCTTTGGAAGAGAGGCAAGCTATAGGAAAGCGGCTCGGGGCGGCCAAAAAGATATGCTGAGACAATGCATTTTCCACAAAAAAACATGCTCAGACAAGGCGTTTGAAGGGGTACGTTGGTAAAAGGTATGTTCTATATGCCTTGAAGTTGAGACTATAAAAACGCCAATAATTAGGAGGTAAGAATATGTCAGAAATAACGGAACAGGAATTTCTTGATTTGAAGGAAAAAATAGAAGAAGCAAAAACTAAAGTATCTGAACTAACCGGAAAGCAGGAATATCTAAAAAACCAACTGAAGGAATGGCAAGTAAGGACCGTAGGAGAAGCAAAAAAGAAATTGGAAAAAATGAAAGAGGAACTAAAAAAGTTGGATATTAGCATAAACGAACAGGCAAGTAAAATCAGGAAACAGTATGATGTATAATACAGAATTTTTCAGAGCCATTTTAGAGAAAAGAAAAGGGCAACGGGAACAGATACAGAAAACGATTAACGAGTGTAAATTGCACATAGTGAATTTGAAAAAATTATTGACTCAACATGAAAAGGCACGTGAAGTCATACGACAGGTAGGATTAGTTACTCAGCAGCAGTTACAAGTGCATATTTCAGATATTGTTAGTCTTGCCCTTGAAGCCGTCTTTCCTAACCCGTATTCTTTTCAGGTTGATTTCATACAACGCCGAAACAAGACGGAATGTGATTTGCTATTTGATAAGGATGGAGAGAAGATACACCCTTTAACAGCTTCCGGAGGTGGAGCGGTAGATGTTGCATCATTCGCCCTTCGAGTCGCTTCTTGGTCGATGGCAATGCCTCATTCACGAAATACTTTGATATTGGATGAGCCATTCCGCTATCTTTCTGCCGACCTTCTGCCGCAGGCAGGAGAGATGATTAAACAACTGTCGGAGGAATTAGGATTGCAAATAATCATGGTTACACATTCCGAGGAATTAATGGATTGTGCAGATAAAACTTTCATGGTTTCACAAAAACGTCAAGTGACGGAAATAAATACTAAATAGTCGAAAATGAAAGGAAGTTGAAATGACAAGAAAGGGAAGAGGCAAACAAATAAACTGGACGGCAATTTTAGGCTCTAAAAATCACAAAGAAGCTCTTGAAAGACTGCTTAAAGAAAAGGGTTTTGTTGAATTGGAACATGAGTTGGGTGTGCATGAGTGCGCTATCCACTCTTTAGCCTGCCGAGTAGGTGCTAAATATAGCCCAAAAAAGAGAGGAGGCCATAACAAGATTGATTGGGAAGCGAAGCTGAAAGATTATCCTGGTGAAAGCATCGAAGGGAAAGCTACTAAATTGCGTCAGCACTGGACTACAGCGGAACTGAGTAAAATGCTTGACGTATCCGGCAATACAATTCGTCTATTTTTTCATGACACAATTCCCGAAACTTACCAAACAAAAGAACTACCCCATCATCAATATGTGAATTATCTCAAAGAACTAAAAGCTTTCATGGCCACCCCCGGAGGGGAACTCGTCCGGAAATACAATGAAGCAGTCCTAAAAGGTCATTCTACTCCTTCTTTTCACTATCTCCGAAGTAGAAACCAATAATGGTTGATATAGCCGTGCCGAGAAGAAAGCCCATAATCACTTTAGCGTTATCCATATTTTCTTGAGGAACAGTCCAAAAAGTAATCGCCCCTAAGTAAGCACATCCTATCACGCTGAAAAATCCTGCTAATATTTTTCTGAAATCTGCTTTTTTCAT